TTCCCATCGTGAAACAAATACTTTCTTAACAGGGAATGTACCACCTCTAGGCATATTCTGCATATTAGGGTCAGCACCACTGAATCTACCTGTTGCAGTCCTATGTTGTAGCAGTCTTACATGAAGTTTACCATCAGGTTTAGTGTGTGTAGTAATGCCCTCAACAAAAGATGACAGATATGTGTCTAAAGCTGATAGTCTTTGTAAGTCAGACAAGAAGTTGACTGCTTCCTGTAAGTTATTCTTCCTAGCAATGCCCTGTAGTGTAGCTAGATTAGTTTTATTAACTGTAAATCCATTAGCACTAACCCATTTAGCAGTAGGAGCAGTAAACTTTAGTCCTGCTACCACTTTCGTAGGTACAAATAAGTAGCCAACAGAATTACAATAATCACATTTGTTGGGTTTAGCATAAGGTATTCCATTTTTCCTAACCTTTCTTACGTAACCTGTGCCTAAACAACCTGCACATTTCTGTGCTTCTGTCTTGTACACAATATCTGATTTATCTTTAACATTCTTTTTGTATTCAGTAACATCCATATATGGTGAGAATGTATTTGCCCATTCAAGTTTATCTTTAGGCTTTCTACTATATATAACCCAAGACATCTGTTCAGGACTATTGAGATTAATGCGTGTATCTCCCATTAGTTGTCTTACTTGTATGTTTAATCGTTTCTCTGTATCTGCTTTCTCTTTCTCAAACTCTTCTCTAACTTCATTTAGTTTGTTTACATCAACAGTAAAACCATTCTGATATATCCTAGCTAATGTAACAGACACACGATTAGTTAGTACAACTGTATTCATTAATCCTGCATACTCTACTGTATTTAGTTTCTTGTATATAACATCTGATAACTCTTGTGTTGCTTTTAAGTCAGCAGATAAGTAGTCAGACAACTCTTGCTTTGGTATCTCATCAATAGGTACTTTATTCTTAAAGTATTCTTTCATAGTTTCTTGTTTCTTAGTAGCCAACTCATATCTATTAGCACAGGCTTCAAGTGATAAAGGTTGTTTGTTACCTCGCTGTATAACATACTCGCCTAACATAGTATCAAACACTGCACCATCATACTTTAATCCACACTCCCATAGCCACAGTAAATCATGCACTATGTTATGTCCTATAAGTATAGTTGCTTCATCCAATAACTCTTGTACTCCATCAAAGTTATCTCTGAATAAATACTCCTTGCCACTATCAGTTAGACAACCAACCATTACCAATCTATTGTTAGATTCAAATGGGTCAAGATGTAGCTTACCATCTCTATGTGTAACTGTATTCTCTACATCAAGTGTCAGTTTCATTTAATCTCTCCTTATGTTCAGTGAGATATATAACAGCTTTTTTAAGTCTTGTCAAGCTATCAGAAAATCCACCTAAACCAACATTACAATGATGACATAACCAACCTCTAAAAGATAAAGAATCATGGCAATGGTCTAACACCCAACTTTGTAATCTAGGTTGACCATATTTTCCTATTTCTTTTATACCTCTTTCGCATATAGGACAACAGTAATTTTCATCAGGGTATGGATTGTGCTTCTTCAGTTGTTTAACTAGAGAAGATTGATTACGCATACAAGTTCTACAAGTTCTTTTTATTTCAGTTTGTTTGTTTTCATCTCCTGAACTTGCGTATTTCATAGCATTGAATTGGTCTATTGGTTGTTCTATGTCACACTTAATACAAACTAAAGTATCACTAGGTTCAACTACAGGTTTCTCAAAACCAAATAAGTCTTTCTGCATTACTGATACCTAGCAGTCACATAATCCAATTCACAATGTTCAACACCATGCCATCCTGATAACTTATTCTTGACTATATTTAAATGTCTAGCAGGACTTTCTTCTTCCCCACCATCAGGATTCTTAACTGTATCTTTAGCTATGAGAATCATCAAATCTGCTTCGGCAGCCTTACCTGTACGACTACCTTCCATCATAGCCTGATTAAGATATATCTTACCCTCTGCTTCAGCAGATAACTGCGACATATAAAAGATAGCACACTCGTGTTGTTTAGCTATCTGTCTAGCATGAATAGCATTAGCTTTCAGTGCCTCATCTGTCCTTGCAAAGCCACCTGTCCTAGCAAACTTATCTCCCATGTCTAGTACAACTATGTCAGGCTTGTATGCCTTACAGATACTTTCAACCCATGCCATGTCACGATTGGATGCATCCTTGATGTGTATGTTCTTCTTAACAGGCTCATACAATTCCCTTGCCTTACTTGGGTCTTTCTTTATCTGATGCATTGTCATACCTGTAGCTGATGTTAAGTATCTAGCACCAACTCTATGGGCAGACTCTTCGTTACATAGTATGATACACTTAGCACCTTGATGTGCAAAGCCACTAGGACTAGCAATCAATGATGCATGAAAGGATGTCTTACCTGTATTAGGTCTAGCACCTACTTCAATTAAGTGTCCTGAATTTACACCCTCTACCTTTCTAGTTAGGCAAGGTATATTAAATGTCCATCTAGCTTCCAAGTCATTCCTCTCTAACAATGTTTCAATACTTATGTCATCCCATTCTATCTTTAGATTGGGAGTAAAATCATCAGCATATAACTCAAGAACATTTCTAAGAGGTTCAAGTGTGGATTTAGTACCATTAACATAGTCAAAGCCAAGATTAGCAATATCTTCGCCAACAACCTGTTGAAACAATTTAGATAATACTTCCTGTGCGATATCACTACCAAGTGGCAACTCCCTTTTTACTTGTTTAAACAAACTAGAGTATGCTTGTTTCTGTGCAGTAGTCATTGATGGATTGTTAGACATAAACAATGCTTCAATCTCATCAGGTGTTACTGTTCTTTCATATCTGTCCATAGCACTATCTATGGCAGTCTTAATCTTTCTTACGTCTTTACTAAACAGTCTATCAGGACACTTAGCACCTCTATGCTCGTTGTAGAACTCCTTGTCCATAAGACTTCTTATTAATGATAATTCCATGTTGGTTACTCCTTTGGGGTTATTTCATTTAGTTTATCAAAATCTTCTGCTCTCCTGTATTTTAAATCGTCTGTTACTCGTAGCACTTTTACATCATTCACATAACCTCTCAGTTCTTTTGCAAATGCTAGTGTTTTGGGTACTGCATCAGGGTCTAGTGCTATTATAGCAGTTGAGAATTGTGAAAGGTATCTCTTGTGTGATTCAGCTAATGACGTACCCAACACTGCTACCCCTGCATATACTTCACTGCCTACTGCGATAGCACTAACACAATCCTCAACAACTACTGCCACCCTACCACAACCATAAACAAAAGGCAAGTTATTTTTTCCATACCTTTTCCACTTGGGTAGTTTTTTCCCTAGTGACCTACCTGTTGCATCAACCATTTTACCATCATGTACAATAGGAAACACTATCCTGTCTTCTTTAACGTCATAGAATATTTCTATATTAGTTATATCAATACCCCACTTGTTACACCATGATAAAACATTAGGTCTGTCATTGTGTTGTACAACATAATCAGGTAACACAAAATCATTTATGTTATCATCTACAACACTAGGGTCAATGGCATCTCTTATGTCATCCACTGATAAGTGAATACGTGCTGAACCTGATATACTACAAGATATTTTATAACAGTTCCATAGTAACTGACCCATATTATTTGTAGCAGTAAAAGTTTTATAGCCATTACAATTAGGACAATTAAATCTTTTACTCTCTCCTACACTTAACTGTAAGTCACTTACATAATTATATATATTCATGTATAATATACCACTTATATGTTATATAGTTCTTTGTTCGGCACGTTATCTGTGCTTGTATCATACTTTTTCCTACTTGTCAATAAAAAATTAATAGCTTCATTTAAATTATCTACACTATCTTTGAACAAACCTAATCCATGATTACATTTTGAACATAATAATCCTCTAACTTTTCCTGTTGTATGACAGTGGTCAACATTTGCCACCACATCATCAAATGATATTTTACAGATAGCACAATTATTACTCTGTTGTTTTTTAAGTTCATGGTAATCCTCTAATGTAATACCAAAACGATGCTTCAACTGTCTGTTCTTTTCAAGGTCAGGTCGCAGTTTACGATATCGTCTAAGATATTCATTTCTTTTAGATTTGTTTTTCTCTAACCATTTTATACCCTTTTGTCTAGCACAAACCTTACACGCTGAAGTACGTTTATCTAATGCTCTTCTCTCTATATAAAACTCTGATAGCATCTTCTCTTGTTTACATTGTGTACATACTTTGGTTTCATGCATTAGAGATTCCTTTCATATTACTTTGTCGCATTGTCAATGCATTTTTTGCAGAGTCCAAAGTATTTTTCATGTAAGGTTTCACAGATTGTGGATTTGCATGACCTGTGACAGACATTATCTGACCCATAGATACACCTGCTTCAACCATTTCTGTTGTACCTGTCCGTCTTAAATCAGCTATTCGTAGCTCATCAGGTAGTCCACAGAGCTTCATAGCTCTTCTAGCTACTATTGATAGCCTAGTCAAGCTATAAGGCTTGTATGCTCCTCTAAGAGCTTTAGGATAAGGTGCAACATACTTTTGAAAATCGTAATCATTCTTCTGTTGTATAAGCATTTCAAGTAAGTCATCACTTATAGGCAGATGAACTGTTGCACCTCTCTTGGATTGCTCTAAGTTTAGTATACCTTTGTCATAATCTATGCTATCAAACTGTAGTAATCTCATATCTCCTACCCTTTGACACCATTCATATGCCATTTGTACAATTAAACCTAGACTCCTATATTTAAAATCTGCATAACAGAAATCTAATAACTGCATAATCTGTTCTTTTGTCCATGTAACTTTTCTAGGCTTGGTAACTTTACACTTGAATGTAGAGAATGGATTAACTTCTGCATAACCCATCTCCATCCCAAATGAATACACCTTTCTAGATGTAGCACATATATGGTTAGCCATATAAATGCCACGTTTTAGCCATAGTTCATATGACTGTCTAGCTACTGCACCTGTTAACTTATTCACTTTAGTTGTATAAATAAACTTATCATCTATATTAGTGTTCAACATTATGGATAAACAATTTGAATAATCTACTTTAGTTTTTTCCGTTAACATATTGAAATCACTAGATAAATAATACTTATCTACTAGGCTATTTATATTCATGTTACACCTTTATTGCTATGTAAATACACAATGTTATAATTAATAACTTACCATAGTCAAGGTCAAACTTTGTACCCTCGCCATATTTTTTATTGAAATCTTTCTCCATAAAATCTTGTATTCTATGCCACATTTTATATCTCCTTTGCTACTTCATTTAGTTGTTCACATAACATCTTTATTATATTGGAATGATAAGTTGTACAACCATCCTTTCCTGTTAGCATCATAAATGCATTAGATATTTGTTCTAGTTTAACTCTTTCATCTGACTTTTGTACTTTTGTACCCTCAGTTAAATCTATTGTAGCCATTATTATTCTCCTCTCTTTGCATCAATATATACTCTTAAATGGGTGGATTCATCTCTAGTCTGACCCCAATAGGTAGCACCTGTACCTTTTAACTCAGGCTTGATGTGTTGTCCACGAACTCTCATCTTATATGATAGCTTATTGAAATACTTTTTCATCTTGTCAACAAACTCTTGACCATCAGTATCATTAGGTATCTCGCTGAACACATAGCCACATCCTTTAGGTTGACTAGTATAGTATAAGTTTTTCCAATACTCTGCGTTCTTAACCTCTTCCTCATACTTTTCTTTCCATATAGAATCGTTTACACCTATGACATTTAATTCATCATACTTAGATGACCAATACTTAATTTGTTTCTCTAACTCTTTACAGTTATCCCACATCACTTGATAGGCTTCTCTAGATACTATAGCATTAGCTTTACTTTCTTTTGTATCTATTGTAACTTCATCATCACATAACTTTCTAAATGCTCTTAGAACATGGGTAAATTCCATCTCTGATATAGCTATTGTTCCTTGTGATTGTGAATAGTATTCTGATTCATGTAATGTATACATATCACAAGCTACTTCACCTGTATCATTTAATGCACCTAATACTTTTATTAATTTTTTTACTTTCATTATACATTCTCCCATTCTTCATCTGTTTGTTTTAAAAAATCTCCAAAACTGTATCCTTTACTATATAAGTAGTTATAGACAATAGAATCAATACCTTTAGATACATCCTCTTTATATTCATGTCCATAAAACCCATCCCATACACCCATTCTATATCCATGTATAGTATTGTCAATTATTTTTTGTACTGAAGTTTTTAATGTTATATATTTTAAATCCATTAGTCACTTTCCTTTTCATATAAATTAAATTGATGTTCAAGTTTCCACATAGACTCACTCATATCTCTAATATCAGATAAATAAATATCTTCTACATCATTTATATTAGATAAAACATTTTTTAATATTCTATGTGCTTCTTTAATTGCTTGTAGTTGATTTTCCGTCAAGTCTTTCATACCCTTGCTTCTTTCTATTTCTCTTTTTTCGTGTTCTAATTGCCACTTAGTTTTTGTTTCAGTCATTATATCTCTCCTATGTAAATCGTTTAATTAGTTCACTTATAAATGCAATAGTACCACAAGCATATACTAACACAATAATATATTTTAGTACATGATTTATTTGGTCATCTGCCATACTAACCCAATGAGGTGTCGTGTCATTCTTGTATGCCTTGATACCCATGTAGTCATAGTTCCATGCATCTCGCCTTGTATCTTTTTTCTTAATCATATAACTGCTCCCAATGAAAATCACACTCATCATTTTGAATCATGTCAATTAATTTCTTCTTAGCTTCTTGTTTAGCTTTAGCATCAAAGACTACATACCCTTTTATATGTACCCCTGTTTCTACCCATACGTCTAAACCTACAGGTTGAGATTCTTCTAACTTAGTCATTATACATTCTCCTTATTATTGTTATATAAATCTTTCCATTCTTTAGTTGTACTACTAGACCTATCTTGTATGGTTTCATGCAATGCTTGTTGACATCCACTATAACCATCAAATAATGATAGAGTATTAAAACCATCATGTAAAGGTAAGTTTTTAAATATATGCTTTATGGTAGGAACATTAAAACCATTACCTAACATCTTGTATCGCTGACTATTAGATACTTCACTTGTATAACCATCAGGTAATCCTTGTAGCCTTTCACATTCTAATGGTGTTAGCTTTCTCCATTTCATACCATCAGTAACTACATTATCTTTTTGTACAGTAGTTATACAATTAGACTTATCATCTTGTCTAACCTCTAGTTTAGTAGTAAATGGTAAGTCTAGCTGATTATCTTTTCTAACACCATTCTCATCTAGCCTACGATTTACTATTCTACCTATGGCAACTTTAGGTTCTCTATGACCACCTTGCATAGTAGTTAAGGTAGGAGATTTACCCATAGGCGAGTATATTCTTTTGATAATATCATAACCTTTGATTGTATCAGCAGTAGCAACTTGCACCATAGTACGTTGTTTACGTTGTATACTATTCCACCAAACTGCACCATTGTACCTTGCAGTAATGCAATGTGATTTGCCATCCTTGTTGGTCATTAAATCGTTAGCAATACCATCATCCTCTAGTATATCTTGTAATACTATATTCTCTTGTCTAACTAATTCATCTTGAGGTATGTTTGTCCAATACCATCTTAATCTATTTTGTGCTGAAACATCTGCACTATTATAGACATATGGTTTAACACCTAACTCACTAGAGATTATGTCTTGATACTCTTGTTTCATTCTAACATTCTCAAGTAAAAAG